GGTCCCCGCTAGGATCAGCGACAAGAAATACGCTAAGAGCAAGCTTGTGCCGGAGATTGACAAGGCGATGGCGATTGCTGCGGATCATGTGAACATCGACGCCAATGAAGATATGCAGGCGTTCATGCCGATCATCCAGCAACTGATGCAGATCGCTCAGCAACTGAAGCCGGAGCCGCAACTGACGCCGGATGCTCATGCCGTCCTGAAGGCTTCGATGGCTGAGACTGAGCGCAGGGCTAAGCGCGATCAAGCTGAATTGGGCCTTCGCGCTCAGAAAGATCAGAGCGATAATGCGCTGAAGTCGAGAGGCCAAGAGATTGATGTGGCAATGAACACTGAAAACAATCTCACGAAGGAGCGCATGGGAACCTTGGACTTGACGCTTGAGGCGGCGAGGCTGAGAAAGGAGCAGGGCGAGTCAGCAGTGGCCCTGCAGGACGCAGTGCAACGTGGTTTGAATCAATAAGGAGGCCATATGGCAACCGGTGACAAAGAGCAGCAAAGCGCAGCCATTCCGCAACACAAGCGGCTGGCGCAAGGCGCGACTGATGGTAAGTCGATCCCGCAACCTGAACTGCCGAGCGGCAAGGGGGTAGACAAAAAGAACGCCTAATCTATGAGATACGTCGAAGACTTCGTAGGCAAAGTCAAAGTAAGGCAGGCTGAAATAGCCGCATCCTTGGTTGCTGGAAATGCAGCGAATTACGAGGCTTACCTGAAGCTGGTCTACGAACATCAAGGGCTTGAAAAGGCTCTGAATATCCTGAATAACTTATTGAAGGAAGATGATGAACGACAACAGTAAACCGGTAGCCGGTAACGCGGCTGAGATTGCTTGGGCATTTCCGAGCGTTGATCCCGGAGCAAAACCATTAGGCGCTCGCGTTCTTGTGCAGCTTCGTCGCACGAAGAAGAAAGCAACGTCTGCAGGAATCATCCTTGTCGAAGAGACAAAGGAGACTGAGAAGTGGAACAACATGGTGTCGAGGGTAGTGGCTATCGGTCCGCTGGCATTCAAAAAGCGCGACACGATGGAGTCATGGCCTGAGGGATCATGGTGTGAAGTGGGTGACTTCATTCGCGTCCCGAAGTGGGGCGGTGATCGTTGGGAAGTTCGCGTCCCCGGCGATGACGAATTTGAAGACCCGGCACTTTTCATGATTCTGAACGACCACGAAATCATCGCAAAGGTCACTGGTGATCCGATGGCGATGAAGGCTTTCATCTAAAGGAGACGACATGAACGCAACAGACAAGGCTGCAACGCAGGAAGAGACTGCCGCCCCTCTGAGCATTATCGAGGAGGCTGACGGCAGCATCGTAGTTGATGGTGTTGAAGGCTCACAGGAGAGCAACGATGAAAATCTGGCAAGCGATAAAGCAGGCGATAGTCAAGCTGGCGACACCTCTGCCAATGACGGTGACGGGTCTGGTGACGATGCCGGAGCAGGCGATACCGAGCAGAGCGCGACGGCGGAAGACGACGACCACGAAGACGACACCGAAGCGATCCGCCAAGCGAAGCGCGACCGGCGTCGGGCGAAAAAGCAGTTCCAGCGTCAGCAGCAGAAAGAAAAAGACTTAAAATTCAATCAGTTGCTGAAGCAGAACCAAGAGCTGTCTCAGCGACTTCAGTCCGTAGAGCAGCGCACCCACGGCGCTGAGCTTGGGCGGATTGATAAGGCAATCGAGGACCAAGAGGTCCGCATCAACTACGCCAAGATGAAGATTGCCGAGGCGACGAAGAATCAGGACGGCGATGCCATGACTGATGCGCAGGACCTGCTGTATGAGGCCCGTCGCGCTCATGAGGCATTGACCAATCTGAAGAAGCAAGCTGCTACATCCAATCCGAGGGCGGCGTCTGCCGGTCCGGACAAGACGATGCAACGACTTGCTGCGTCGTGGATGGAGCGCAATCCGTGGTATGACCCGGCTGAGAGTGACGAGGATTCTGCAATCGCTTTGGCGGTTGATCGTCGCATGGCAAAAGAGGGCTGGGACCCCAAAACTCCTGAGTATTGGGATGAGCTTGATTCGCGCTTGCAGAAACGATTGCCGCACCACTATACTGATGACGAGGATGGGAATTCTCATCGGCGCACAGAAGGTGCGCGGCAAAGCAGACCGAGGAGTGTTGTTACGGGATCAGGACGCGAAAGTTCGTCATCGAGCGGGAAGAAGAATCGATTCATTCTTTCTGCCGAGCATGTGAAGGCGATTAAAGACGCCGGAATGTGGGATGACACGCAATCACGCGAACGCATGATCCGTCGCTACATGAACGAAGCAAAAAACAACACTCAAAGGAGCTAAAGCATGGATTCCCGAATTAAGAAAAATCTTTCTGCTGGTGGCCGAACCAATCGTGCGTCGGAAGATGCTGAACGTGCGGCCCCAGAAGATCAGTTCGTCTCTGCCGAAGAACGTCGCAAGATGTGGAAGGAAGAGTGGACACAAAGTGCGCTGCCAAGTATTCCGGAGATTCCGGGATGGCACCTTTGCTGGTTATCGACTACCAACAGCTATGACAGCATCGACAAGCGGATGCGACTCGGCTATGTGCCTGTGAAGGCAGAAGAAGTGGCCGGGTTCGACAATTTCCGCGTAAAGGCTGGCGAGCATGTGGGTTTTGTTGCATGCAATGAAATGCTGCTCTACAAACTCCCGATGGATGTATATCAGGATGTGATGGCGCAAGTGCATCACGAAGCACCGCTTGAAGAGGCGAACAAAATTCGCGTTCAAGCAGAGCAGATTCAAGGCCGCGACAGTTCAGGCAAACGTCTGGGCGCGATAGAAGGCGAAGGACTTGGCGAAATTGACAAGCCGATTCCTGCCCCGATTTTTCAGGGCTAACAATTCAAGGAGTAAATTATGTCTTCGACTAATGCTCCCTTCGGCATGCGTCCTGCGTTCCACCCTTCCGGTCTGGATCGCGCACAGGCGCTTGCTGATGGGATTCTGAGTGGCTATACGAGTGACATCCTGAAGGGTCAACCCGTCAAGATGGACACCAGTGGTCAAATCCAAGTTGCTGCTGCTGGTGATTCGTTCCTTGGTGCCTTCGCTGGCGTCGAGTGGACTGACACCACCGGTCGTCGTCGCGTTTCGAACTACTGGCCTGCGAACACCGCATACCAGACCGGTTCGTGCGTGGCGTATTTCTACAGCGATCCCAACATCGTGTATGAGATTCAAGCTGCAGGCTCGCTGGCGCAAACCGCCATCGGTGCTGAAGCCGATCTGTCGAACACGACTGCTGGCTCGACCACGACCGGCCTGTCGCAATGCACTCTGTCCACCTCGGTAGTTGCCGCTGGCAACCCGGCACAGATGCGCATTATCGACATCGCTCCCTACCCCGACAATGCTTGGGGTGATTCTTACACCATCGTCCGCGCAACCATCAGTGAGCATCAATACACTGCTGTTGCTAACGCGATCTAAAAGGAGGGCTAAAAAATGGCAGCCCCGATGCGCAGCACAGACTTCCGTTCGATTGTTGAGCCAATCCTCAACGAGTGTTTCGACGGAGTTTACGATCAACGTGCCGATGAATGGTCGCGTGTTTTCCGCGAGCAGAACGGCATTCCCCGCAACTACCACGAAGAGCCGGTGCTGTATGGCTTTGGCGCTGCTCCGGAGCTTCCGGACGGCACCCCGGTCACTTACCAGCAGGGTGGTGTGCTGTTCCTGAAGCGTTACGTTTACAAGGTCTACGGCCTTGCATTCGCGCTGACCAAAGTTCTGGTCGAGGACGGCGATCACATCCGTATCGGTCAGGTCTACGCCAAGCACTTGGCGCAGTCCCTGATTGAAACCAAGGAGACGCTGAGCGCGAACATCCTGAACCGTGCGTTCAACAGCAGCTATCCGGGCGGCGACGGCGTTCAACTGAACAGCGCGAGCCATCCGATTGTCAACGGCACGTTCAGCAACCTGCTGACGACTGCGGCGAACCTGTCGCAAACGTCGCTGGAGCAGATGCTGATCCAAATCCGTTCGGCTGTGGACAACAACGGCAAGAAAATCCGTCTGGTGCCGAAGCAACTGGTTGTTGCTCCGGGCAACGTATTCCAAGCGGAAGTTCTGCTGAAGAGCGTCCTGCGGGCCGGTAACGCCAACAACGACATCAACCCGATCAAGTCGATTGGGCTGCTGGACGAAGGCGCTGCTGTTCTGTCGCGTCTGACTTCGCCTACCGCATGGTGGGTGCAGACGGATGCGCCGGAAGGTCTGAAGCTGATGATGCGCCGGAAGCTGGAAAAAACGATGGAAGGTGATTTCGAAACCGACTCCATGCGTTACAAGGCAACCGAGCGTTATGACGTTGGCTTCACTGATCCCCGCGCCGCATACGGCACTCCGGGTATCTAATGGGAAATGCGGGAGGGGTTAACACCTCTCCCGTTCACTGAGGAATTTGATCATGCCCAATATCACAAATACTCGGTTCCCGAATGGCGTTACGAATGTCGGTGAAGGCTCTCCCTTTGCTGATTTCGTCGCTCCGGTGCCGACTCTTTTCCACACTTTCTTCGAAGACTTCGACTACTACACTGCTGCCAATTGGACTGTGACTGAGACGCAAGCTGGCGCGACTCAGGCTCTGACGGATGGCGATGGTGGTCTGCTCCTGCTGACCAACACCGCTGCCGACAACGATCTGATTTTGCTGCAGAAGGTGGGTGAGTCTTTTCGCTTTGAAGTTGGCGAGAAGCTGTTTTTCGAAGCTCGCTTCAAGGTTAATGATGCGACTCAATCGGACGTTGTTATCGGCCTGCAGATTACCGACACGACCCCGCTTGATGTCACTGATGGCGTGTTCTTCCTCAAAGCTGACGGTGCCGCTACGGTGGACCTGTTGGTCGAGAAGAACAACACTGCAACCACTACCTCTGCTGTTGCTACGCTGGCGAACGATACCTTCATTCGCCTTGGCTTCTACTACGATGGCGTGTCGAGCATTCAATACTTTGTCAACGGCGTGATTGGCGGCGCTTCTGCCACCACTAACCTGCCGGATGACGAAGACATGACTGTTTCGTTTGCGATCCAGAATGGTGAAGCTGTCGCCAAAACGATGACCGTTGACTACATCTTTGTTGCCAAGGAGCGTTAATCATGGGCCAATTTAAGCCGATGGTGAAAATGCAGACGACCGAACCTTCGGTTGTTCTGAAGCTCAAAAAAGGCGGATCGGTTAGCAAGCCGGTCAAAAAGATGGATGGCGGCGCGATGGGTGCTTTGCCTGCAATGCGCCCGCGTGTCGGTGTCCCTGTTGCTCCCGCTGCTGCTGCGCCTGCAAAGCCTTCGATGGCTGAGCGTCGCCGCGCAATGATGGGCCGCAAGGGCATGGCTGCTCCGGTGATGGCTAAGAAGGGCGGTGAGGTTGAGTCCAAGGCGATGCATGCCAAGGAAGCGACCAAAGCCGAACTGAAAGCGCATGCCGATAAGCCTGCTTCGAAGGCTCATAAGGGCCTGAAGACTGGTGGTGTCGTCAAAGGTCAAGGTGGTTACAAGACCGGTGGCGTTGTCAAAGGTCAGGGCGGCTTCAAGAAGGGCGGTGCTGTAAAAAAGTTTGCTGACGGCGGGTCCGTGCAGGACGATGGACGCGCCGTCGAGATGCCGCAGGGGAAGAAGAAACCGACTCCCCCTGTAAGCATTAGCGAACTGGCTGGCACCTTCAAGAAGGGTGGCGCAGTAAAAAAGGCTGAAGGTGGTATGCCGGTGACTCGCACTGCGGCTGTAGAGCGCAAAGAGGCATCGGTGTCCACCCCTACTGCAGAAGAGATGAAGAAGCTGGAGGATGCTTACGACCGTCCTCTCCGCATGGAGAAGAAGGGCGCAGAGAACTTCCAGAAGAACATCCGGCTGCGGAAAAAAGGCGGTTGTGTGTAAGGCGGGGGCTTCGGCCCCTGCTTTTTATGAGGAATAAAAAATGGCTGACGCTGTAGCGAGTCAAACTATTCTTGATGGCGAGCGCATGGCTATCATGAAGTTCACGAACATCAGTGACGGCACTGGCGAGAACAAGGTGCTGAAGGTTGATGTTTCCGCTCTCAACCCCAGCGCGTCCGGTAAAGCCTGCGACGGCGTTACCATCACCAAAATCCATGCATCGACGCACGGCATGGAGGTATTGATTTATTGGGATGCGACCACGGATGTTTTGTGTTTTACCGTCCCTCAGAACTCCCAATACACTTGGGACTTTGAAAAATTCGGCGGCTTTACGAACAATGGCGGCGCTGGTGTAACCGGTGACGTTCTGTTCAGCACTCAAGATGCAACGGCAAACGATTTTTACTCGATCACGCTTGAGATGACGAAGAGCTACGCTGCCTGATATGCCGGTCAAGTCTAAAGCTCAGTTCAGGTTGATGCAGGCGGCTGCGAACAATCCTGCTGTGGCTAAAAAGACCGGCATCTCAAAGAGCGTTGCTTCCGAGTTTATTTCAGCAACGAAGTCTCCGAAAAAGCTTCCTGAGAGGAAGAAAGATGGAGGCCCTTCGCTTGCTGTTGGTCGCGGCGAAAAGATGCCGGTAGAACGTGGCGCTGGCCTTACGGCTAAAGGCCGGTGGTAAAAATGCCATACAAAGACATTGAATTGCGCCGATTAAAAGAGCGAGAATATCAAAAAAAACATCGATCTAAGAAAAAACAATCAAGCGCGTTAATTGCTTTGGAGCCGCGTTTTTGTTTGCATTGCAACGTAAGTATTATCAAGAAGCGTAAGAATGCAAAATTTTGCAGCCGCCTTCATAAGGTTGCTTTTTATGATAAACAAAGAAATCATGTCTTAGAGTATGCAAAAAACCGTGAAAAAAGAAAAGTGCAAGCATTAAACTATTACTACAAAGACATTAAAAAATCTCGTTCAAAACAACTTGAAAGGCAAAAACAAAATTTGCCAGCATTTGCTTCCGCCGCTGCAAAACGTCGAGCAATTAAGTTAAATAGAACTCCATCATGGATTACTGGCGATGATTTGTGGATTATTAACGAAGCTCATAAACTTGCTGCTATGCGAACAAAAATTATTGGCATTAAGTTTCATGTTGACCACATAATTCCATTGCAAGGAAAATTGGTTTCAGGATTACATGTTCCAAACAATATTCAAGTTATACCCGGCTCTTTAAATATTGCAAAACATAATAAATTTGAGATTATTTGATGTCTAATTCAATAAGAAAAACGACCAAAGGAAAAGGTCGTCATTATCTTAGCGCAGAAGAAGGCGCTGGAATGACTGAGGCTGGTCGAAAGGCGTATAATGCTAAGACTGGAAGTAACTTGAAGGCTCCACAACCGCAAGGCGGTCCTCGCAGAGATTCATTCTGCGCGAGAATGGAGCCAGTTGCTCGTAAAAGTGATCGCGGCAGCAGGGCAAGGGCATCGATGAAGCGGTGGAATTGTCCGGGCTGGTGAAAGGATGTTAAATGGCTACGTCTGGAACTGTTGGCGCAACGGTAATTGATGTCCAACAACTGATTGATCACGGTGCGCGGCGCTGCGGAAAGCTTGCTGAAGAGCTAACCTCAGAGCAACAGGTGTCCGCAAGGGAAAGCCTGTTCTTCCTTCTCTCAAGCCTCATCAACAAAGGCATTCAGTATTGGGCGATTGAGAAGAAAATCTTCGGCCTGAAGGCCAACCAATACATCTACGACCTTCCTGTTGGTTATGTTGATTGCCTGAATGCGCTGTATCGGCGCATGAATCGACCGACTCCGAACTCGACCGGTGGTTACACGACATCATCCGGCGTTGTTGCGAATGCGTTCGACAGTGACGTCGATACGATGACGACGCAGACATCTCCGAATGGCAACATCGCCATCGACTTCGGTGAATACAACGAGATTTATGCCGGATCGATTGGCATCTTGCCGGGTGCGAGCGGGACGTTCAACGTGGTTTTGGAGTATTCGACCGATGGTTCTACGTGGTCTACGCTCTACGACCCCGGTGAGGTGACTTGGGTGAATAATGAATGGCTCTGGTATGACATTGAACCGGGCCAGAATGTGCGTTACTACCGCATGCGCGAGACTGGCGGTGCGACTTTGATTGTTCGTGAGTTCTACGTTGGCAACAACAGCACTGAAATCACGATGGCGCGGCTGAACCGAGACGATTACACCAATCTTCCGAACAAAAACTTCACTGCAAACCAGCCATTTCAGTTCTGGTTTGACCGGACGATCCCGCAACCGAAGCTTTATCTGTGGCCGGTGCCGTCAGACCCCTTCGTTCAGATGACTGTCTGGTGTTCGCGGCAGATTCAGGACGTTGGTGCGCTCCAAAATCAGCTTGAAGTGCCTCAAAGATGGTATGAGGCGACGATTTTCATGCTTGCGCACAGGATGTCGCTTGAATTGCCCGGTGTGCCGATGGAAAAGGTCGCGTATTTGGAGAAAATGGCTGACAGATTTCTTCATGAGGCGGAGGCCGAAGAACGTGATAAGTCGCCAATTTTCTGGGCACCGGCAATAGGTGTATACACAAAATGACTTCAATAATTACGAGGAAAGACGCTAAAAATCTTGGATTGAAGCGTTATTTCACTGGTAAGGCGTGTGTCTATGGTCACGTTTTTTTTAGGTTTGTAAGAAACGGTCAATGCGTTGAATGCGCAAACATTAGACTTAACGAGTGGCGCAAAAAAAATCCAGAAATACGAGCCGCTCATAGAAAAAAACACAAGGAATTGCATAGAGAAAGAGAAAACAAAAGTCATAAAGATTGGCTGAATGCAGACGCAGACCGAAAGGAGCGATATCGTATTCAGAAAAATAAAGCATCTCTTGTTTGGGCAAAAAATAATAAAGCAAAAAGGCAGTTTGCGCTCTCTGAATACAGGGCAAGAAAGAATAATCGTTCTCCATCATGGCTGAGTGAAGCTGATTTATTTGAAATTAGGTGTATTTATAATTATTGTTCTTCACTTAATGATTCTGGATTAAAGTATCACGTTGATCACATCATTCCTCTTAAGGGAGATATTGTCTCTGGCCTTCATGTTCCGTTAAATCTTCAGGTTATTCCTGCGATTGAAAACATTCGCAAGAATAATGTTTGGAATGGTTAAATAATGCCTCGCTTTCTCGACACCAGAGGGCTTGAAACGCTTGCAATAGCAATCTGTGACCGCTGCAAGATGAAGCGGCCCTATGCATCGATGACGAATGACCCGAATTTCCCCGGTCTTCGCGTATGTGATCAAGGATGCGCCGATCAGAAGGACCCGTATCGCCTTCCGGCGCGTCAAACCGAGAAGATTGCGCTCCGTTTCCCGCGTCCTGACGTCAGCGTTGCGACTGACCCGAACGATCTGACTACGGGTGATTACGGCGGCTATGTAATCTCGACCGAACAGGGTGAAAATGACGGCAATCTTGATGGTCTTGAAGTGACTCCGTAATGGCAAATACCAAAATCACCGATCTGCCAGCAGCGCAGCCGCTGGATGGCACAGAGATAGTCCCAATCGTTCAAAGTGGCATCACTGTCCGCACGACGACTCAGGCAATATCGACTGCGCCGAACCAGACGCAGACATTCATCACGGTCAATCAGGAGCCTACGCTTCCGAACAGCAGGGCGCTTGCTGGGCAAAATGGCATTGGCATCACTGATGGCGGCGCACAAGGTCCGATTACGATTGAACTGATCGGCGCGTCAGAATCGCTTGAGACTGCCGGTAACGGGATTATCGTTAAGACTAGCGGCACGACAGTCGAGCCAAGATCAATTCAGACCGTAGGCGCTGGCATCACTGTAGCGGATGGCGCTGGACAGGCAGGAAACCCGACGATCAGTTTGACTGGATCGGTCGAGTCCCTTGCTGATTACTCCGGCACAGGCATTCTTGTTATTCAAAGTGGCGCAGTTGGTGCCGTTACCATTCAAGGGACTGCAGATCAGATCAATGTTGTAAACGGCAATGGCGTTGGCGGAAGCCCTGTTCTATCTATTTCTGATGATCCCATCCTGCCGGGAACTGGCGCGGTAACGATCCCCTCAGGGACCACTGCGCAGCGTCCTGTTGGCCTGCCGGGGATGATCCGCTTCAATGATGATGATCAGACCGTCGAGGGTTACGTAGGCGGGTCATGGCGCGACATCTTCGGCCCGACAGGCCCTACGGGTCCAACTGGCCCTACCGGCGCAGCCTCGACCGTCCAAGGCCCCACAGGCCCTACCGGACCGACTGGTCCCACTGGCGCAGCCTCTACCGTCGCAGGACCTACCGGCCCGACTGGCCCGACTGGACCCACTGGTCCGACTGGTGCCGCCTCTACCGTTGCTGGTCCGACTGGCCCTACTGGTCCCACAGGCCCGACCGGACCGACCGGCCCTACGGGTGCGGCCTCAACCGTAGCGGGTCCCACAGGCCCGACCGGTCCTACTGGTCCGCAGGGTGACGCATCAACCGTCGCAGGGCCTACGGGACCTACTGGCCCCACCGGATCAACTGGCGCAACCGGACCTACTGGTCCTACCGGACCGACCGGCTCTACCGGCCCTACTGGTCCTACCGGATCGACGGGAGCAACTGGTCCCACAGGACCTACTGGTCCTACCGGATCAACTGGCTCCACAGGCCCCACAGGCCCAACTGGCCCCACCGGAACTGCCGGATCAACAGGTCCGACCGGACCCACTGGACCCACTGGACCTACTGGTCCTACCGGACCCACTGGCCCTACAGGCCCTACTGGTTCAACCGGCTTGTCGGCAAACCTTTTTTACTATCAGGCGAATACAACTGCGACCAGTGGTTATCCGGGCGATGGATTCCTGCTCTGGAATAACGCGACGCAGATCAGCGCGACTCAAGTCAATGTCAGCCATCTTACGGAAGACGGAACTGACATTGATGTATTCCTGCTGCTGCTTCGTGACGGTGAGCGATTCACCATTCAGGACAGAAACGTCAGCGGCAACTACCAGATTTGGGAAATCAACGGAACTGTAGTCAATCAGAATGCTGGGCTTTCAAATAGCTACTTTGAAATCCCCAGCACGTTGATCGACTCTGCCGGGACTGGCACAACAAACTTTTCGAACAATCACGAACTGTTTTTTGCGATTGTCTCCGGTATAACTGGACCGACTGGACCTACCGGCCCCACAGGAACTGCTGGCGCGAATGGACCAACCGGCCCCACTGGTCCGACTGGATCAACCGGTATTACTGGCCCGACTGGTCCCACAGGACCTACGGGAACAACCGGCGCAACAGGACCCACTGGACCGACAGGTCCGACAGGGACTACTGGTGCAACTGGTCCTACGGGTCCCACAGGCCCGACTGGCCCGCAAGGCAATACGATCACAGGTCCGACTGGTCCCACCGGTCCGACAGGGCCTACAGGACCGCAAGGGAACACGATCACAGGACCGACAGGCCCGACTGGACCTACAGGCCCTCAGGGAACTGCATCGACCGTTGCAGGCCCTACAGGCCCCACCGGACCTACCGGACCGCAAGGCACGGCATCTACCGTTGCGGGACCGACTGGACCGACAGGACCCACCGGCCCGCAGGGAAATACGATAACCGGCCCGACCGGACCGACAGGACCAACTGGCCCCACAGGACCGCAGGGCAACACGATTACCGGCCCCACTGGCCCTACGGGACCGACTGGCCCTCAAGGAACGGCATCGACGGTAGCAGGCCCCACCGGGCCTACAGGACCTACTGGACCGACTGGCCCGCAAGGATTGACTGGTGCCGTCAGTGCGGTTACGGCATCTGCTCCGGTAGTCAGTAGCGGCGGCGCGGCCCCTGACATATCGATGGCTGCTGCGACAACTGCGGTGAACGGTTATCTGACCAGCACGGATTGGACGACATTTAACGCGAAGCAGAAAGCAATAACGTCAGGAACTGCTGCGCCTTCTGGCGGCTCTGATGGCGATATCTACCTGCAATATGTCTAAGTGATGGAGGCTAAAATTGCATAATTTTGTCTTCGTAAGCATATCCGATGATGATGCGGTGTTTATTTGCGACCGCTGCCAATGCGAATTACGCTTCAACTTGCCGGGGGTAGGTCTTCCTGCGGCGACGTATAATGGCGATGGTAGCTACGGAACTCCGGAAAACCCTGATCAATGGACTAATCCATGCACACAATAAGTCGAGGCAAACCAACTCACTCCGATAAGCTTGAAAAATGGCTTGGCAAGGAGCAGGTTGAGAGCATCAGCAACTCGTTCAAGACTTTCTACTACCCCGTCCCTCTGCACGGCGTTCCCGGCAATGTTTACATCATGCCGGGTGGAGACTTCGCTGGCGAGATTAAGGCCGGTCAGTTCATGTCGAAGCAGGACTCTGCTCGCGTCGTCATGAAGAAGCTAGTCAAGAAGGCTGGAGAAAAGTTTCGCAGGAATCGCGCACTTGGCACCTTGATCGATCTGATCCGAGCAGAGAATCGTGCGATGTATTCCGTTGGTGCCTTTGCATCGATTGACGCTGTAGTCGCCGCGTGGACTGGCGGTAAGGGGCAGACCGTTCAATTCAGCAAGACTGGCGTTGCGTCGAATGCCATCGGTAATGCCAATGATCTGTGGACTCGCGCAGGTAGCCCCGGCGCTGGCGCTGCAGGCTCCGCTGCTCCGGGCGGCAAGGCGTGGTCGAAATCCGATAACGGCGGCATTGTTTTGAATAACGGCATCTCCGCTGACAGCAATCATTACCTGAACTGGACCCTTACCACTTCAGTGATCAACAACTCGTTGCTGCTCTATGATCGCCTATTTTCTGTTGCCAAGACGATGAACAGCACAGCCAATGAGGCGGTAACTGGCGTTCCTACTCGCTACCAAAGCACCACAAGCACGGACGTTGAA